CAAAGACCCTTTGTCATTTGTTATCTACTCATTCCCTTGGGGTGAAGGAGAACTCGAAGGTTATGATGGACCAGACAAGTGGCAGAGAGATGTCTTAATCGATCTCGGTAAAGGTTTGATTACAATCAACGATGTGGTACGGCTTGCGACTGCCTCAGGTCACGGTATCGGTAAGTCAGCTCTTGTGTCGTGGGTAATTCTGTGGGCCATGTCTACATTCGAAGACACCAAAGGAGTTGTAACTGCAAACACCAAGACTCAGCTTGAAACTAAAACCTGGTCTGAGTTAGCAAAGTGGTACAGACTGTTCATTGCCAAGCACTGGTTCTCTTTTACTGCCACAGCTCTTTACTCGGTCCAACCAGAACATGAGAAGACATGGCGCATTGATATGGTTCCCTGGTCTGAAGAAAAGACAGAAGCCTTTGCCGGTCTACACAACAAAGGTAAACGAATTCTGATCATCTTCGATGAAGCATCTGCTATCTCAGATAAGATTTGGGAAGTGACTGAAGGAGCTCTGACTGATAAAGATACTGAGATCATCTGGGCTGTCTTTGGTAACCCAACCAGAACTGAGGGAAGGTTCCATGGTTGCTTTCATGCCATGAGACATCGGTGGACAACTAGACAGATTGATTCCAGAACTTGTAAGATGACCAACCATGATCAGATTGCCAAGTGGGTTGTTGACTATGGTGAGGACTCTGACTTTGTTCGTGTGCGTGTACGTGGAGAGTTCCCTTCATCCTCAGAGCATCAATTCATTTCACTCACCATCGTTGATAATGCTCGAAGAACAAAGCTACGACCCGAGCAGTATGAGTTCGCTCCAAAGATCTTAGGTCTGGACAACTGTTGGACTGGTTCGGATGAGGGATGCATCTTCATGCGTCAAGGTCTCTACTCAAAGATGTTAGCTACGTTTAAGAAGAATGACAATGACATGGAGATTGCTGGACTGCTTGCTCGGTTTGAAGATGAAGAGAGAGCGGATGGAGTAGCCATTGATCTGGGTTATGGAACCGGAGTCTACAGTGCCGGTCAGTCACTTGGAAGAGATTGGATGCTTATCCCTTTTGGTGGTGGCTCACCGTCTTATGGGTTTGCAAACATGAGAGCCCACATGTGGAATGAAATGAAGCAATGGCTAAAGACTGGTGGTATGATCCCCGATGATCCGATTCTGGCAACCGAACTGATTGGTCCTGAAGCTTACGTAGCTACTCATGGGAGGAATGCCGGTAAGATTATCCTAGAGTCTAAAGAGGATATGAAAGATCGTGGCCTTAGTTCGCCCAATAGAGCGGATGCCTTAGCTCTTACATTCTCAATCAGTGTACTTCCAAAGTTCCATGGTGTGAAGGCTGAAACTCACCAGGTGAAATCTGACTGGGACCCCTTCGATGATAAGAGGCAATAAAGAAATTCATTTACAACGAAATCAAATCGAGGTATTTTGTTTATGACAAACGAAGAGGTAAGCTTTCAAAGAGAACGGTTAACAAACGAACTTCTCGAAGAAGGACTACCTCTTCTTCTTGCGCATTACCAGGAAGTTATGCCGTACCCGGATATCGGAGTCAACATCGATCGAATCCGATATCTGATGATGGAGCAGGCAGGGTACTTGAGATGCTTCACCGTCCGAAGCAAAGGAGAACTGATAGGGTATGCTAACTTTTACGTTTCCATTCATCCTCATTCCAAGCATACCGTTCAAGCCTATTGCGATGTCATCTACATCAAACCTCAACACCGAGGTATCGGAAGCAACTTCATTTCATGGTGTGATAAAATCCTCAATGACCAAGGCGTTAAAGAAATTCATTATGCAGTCTCAACGCGTTTTGATTGGTCTAAACTGTTGGAGAGAAAAGGATATGTACTCACCGCTAAAACTTACACAAGGAGATTAACGCCATGCCCTTCATCGTCCCCTTCATCCCAGCAATCATCGCAGGCGGAGCCGCAGTAGGAGCAGCAGCCCTCAGTGCTAATGCTTCTAAGAGTGCGGCTAAGTCTGGAGCCAGTGCGGCTAATGATCGTCAAATGGATTTACAGAACCAGCTCAACTCCAGGCAGGCTGGGGAAGAATCCGATGCTAACAAACTTGCTGTGCGTAACCAGGCAAGACAACGACAACTCTCTTTGGCCCAAGCTGCTACCGGAAGAAATGATACCATCCTGACTTCACCACTCGGTGATGTAGGTGCTACAACCGGAAGTCAGAAAACAATCTTAGGAACATAACATGCCAGACGCCTATCAGCAATTAGAACGAACACAGCTTGAGATTCTAAGGGGAGAGTTAGAGTCTGAGAGGTCAACGTTCATTCCTCACTGGAGAGACATTTCCGATTACATCCTTCCTCGTCGTGCAAGGTTCTTTGTTTCCGATACCAACAAGGGTGATCGAAGAAATCAAAAGATCATTGACTCCACTGCTACCTTAGCTCTTCGAACCTTACGTGCTGGAATGATGTCTGGTGTTACAAGCCCTGCTCGGCCCTGGTTCCGATTAGCCACACCTGACCCAGATCTTTCGGAATTCGATCCCGTTAAGAACTGGCTCTATCTTGTCTCACAGAGAATGTCGACGATCTTCCTCAGATCGAATCTCTACAACTCTCTTCCAATCTTATATGGTGACATTGGTTGCTTCGGAACTGGGGCAATGTTTATCGAGGAAGACTTCGATGATGTCATTCGAACTTACCCATTCCCAATCGGAAGTTACATGATTGCGAATGATGATAAGCTTCGAGTGAATGTTCTCTTCCGTGAGTTCCGTATGACGGTACGGCAATTGGTTCTCAAGTTCGGAAAGAAGAAACCCACTGGTCAACCTGATTGGAGTATCTTCTCAACTCAGGTAAAGAGTCATTGGGATAGAGGTGCATATGAAACCTGGATTGATGTCTGTCATGTGATTCGTCCCAATCCTAACTGGGACCCTAACAAGCTCGGTAGTGAGTATAAGAAGTTCGCTTCAGATTATTATGAGCGAGGCTACTACGGTAAAGATTCTCAGGCTAACTACATGGCCAATGAAGGTGACAAGTTCTTAAAGCGTTCAGGTTATGATTACTTCCCTGCTCTTGCCCCACGATGGGAAGTAACCGGAGAAGATGTGTACGGAACCTCTTGCCCAGGCATGGATGCAATCGGTGACGTACGGCAATTGCAGACTGAGCAAAAGAGAAAGGCTCAGGCTATAGAGAAGATGGTCAATCCGCCAATGACAGGACCTACCTCTCTTAAGAATGCAAAAGCCTCCATCCTCCCGGGAGACATGACGTTCGTTGATGAACGTGAAGGTCAGAAAGGTTTCAGACCAGCCCATGAAGTGGACCCTCGCATTCGTGAGTTGATGGAAGACATTCAGGATATTCGTCGAACCATCTCTCGTGCATTCTATGAAGATCTCTTCCTTATGTTGGCTCAATCAGATCGTAGAGAGATTACAGCTCGTGAGATTGATGAACGGCATGAGGAAAAGCTTTTAGCTCTTGGCCCAGTCCTTGAGCAATTGAACCAAGATGCTCTTGACCCTTTGATTGATATTACCTTCAACATGATGGTCAGACAGAACCTGGTCCCTCCTCCTCCAAAGGAATTGCAAGGGACTCAGCTGAAAGTGGAATACATTTCCATTATGGCTCAGGCTCAGAAGCTGGTTGGTATCTCAGGCATTGAACGATTCGCTAGCTTTGCTGGTCAATTGGTCAAGGTCTCAGGTGACCCTTCCATTGCTGACAAGGTTAACTTTGATCAATTGATCGATGAGCATGGACAAGCCGTGGGAGTTCCTCCAACCGTTATTCGTTCGGATGAGGAAGTAGCAGCGATGAGAGAAGGAAGGAAGCAGGCTCAACTAGCGGCTCAGTCCTCTGAGGAAATAACTCAGGGAGCTAAAGCAGTTAAAGATCTTTCGGCTTCCAAGCTTGATGACAAGAACGTTCTCTCTCAGATTCTTAAAGGAGTAACCGGATGAGCGAAGAATCTCTGGTCAAAAATACAGCTGACCCAGAACAGGTTCAAAAGGCTAAGGAGAAAGAACTCCGAGGTAGAGAACTTGAGATAAGTGATCTAGGTTGGCTACTCTCTTCTGTCAAGGGAAGAAGATTTTTGTGGAGATTATTTGAGTTTGCTGGTATAAATCGTTTGTCTTACAACGCTGTCAACATCAATGAAACTAATTTCAATGAGGGTATGAGGAACGTGGCAAATAAGGTTCTTGCTGATGTCATGGAGACACGTCCCGAGGCTTACATTGAAATGATTAACGAAAACAAAAAAGAGGGTAAATAACATGGCGGAGAACATTGAAGATAAGCTTTACGCCGGAGCGAGTGGTCCTTCCGGTGCAACAGGTCCAGACGGTCAGACGGGTGCTGCCCAAACGGGTAGTGCTCAGACTGGTTCGGCCGGTCCATCCGGAGCTTCAGGTCCCTCAGGAGCAACAGGACCAACGGGCGCAGCAGAAACCGGAGCAGCCCAGACCGGTGCAAGTGGAGCGACTCAATCGGGTCCTCCTGCAAAGTACGAACTCAAATTGCCTGAAGGGTCTAAACTTTCTGCAGATGCCGTTGAGAAGACTGCTTCCTTTGCGAAGGAACGGGGACTCTCTAACGAAGATGCTCAGAAGCTTTTGGACCGTGATAGTCAACTGCTGGATTCTTATGTGGAGAAGCAGCAGCTAGAGTTCGCTGGAATGCGTCAGGTATGGTTTGATGCCGCAAAGACCGACAAGGAGATTGGTGGAGAGAACTTCGGTAAGAATGCCGAGCTTGCCAAACGAGTGGTCGATCGATACGGTGACCCCGAACTTAAGGAAGGTCTCAATGCTACTGGGTTTGGTAATCACCCTGCATTGATTCGTCTTCTTGTTAAGATCGGTTCATCCATGAAAGAAGATCAACTGATTCTTCCAGGAGCTCAAACCACAGGTCAACAAAAGGACATGGCTGACATCTTTTACGGTGAAAGCACATCTAAACAACAATAAGTAAAAAGAAGGAGACATTACAATGGCGCTTTTAAACGCAAACGCATTGACCCTGTCCGATTGGGCTAAGAGATTAGACCCAGACGGTAAGGTTCCCTCAATCGTCGAGCTCTTGTCGCAGACGAATGAGATTCTCATGGACATGAAATGGATGGAAGGCAATCTTCCTACGGGTCATCGTACTACGGTCCGTACTGGTTTGCCGTCTGTCGCCTGGCGTTTACTTAACCAGGGAGTTCAACCGAGTAAGAGCACGACTGCACAGATTGACGAAGCTTGCGGGATGTTGGAAGCATGGTCGGAAGTTGATAAAGACCTTGCCCAGCTGAACGGCAATACTTCGGCCTTCCGTCTTTCCGAAGCTCAGGCGTTTATCGAAGCCATGAACCAAGAGATGGCTTCAACCCTGTTCTATGGAAACTCTGGTCTTGCTCCGGAAGAGTTCACGGGTCTTGCAGTTCGTTATTCTGACCCGGCTGCTGCTAATGGTTCAAACGTGATTGATGCCGGTGGTGCTGGCTCTGACAACTCCTCGATCTGGTTGGTCGTGTGGGGACCTCAGTCCATTCACGGTATCTTTCCCAAAGGCTCGAAAGCTGGTCTTATCCATGAAGACATGGGTGAGGTTACTGTCGAGACTACGGCAGGTATCGCAGGAACTCGTATGCGTGCCTATCAAGATCGGTGGCAATGGAAGTGCGGTATCGCGTTGAGAGATTGGCGCTATGTCGTACGCATTGGTTCGATCGACATCTCCGTGCTGGCCGGTGGTTCGCCTCAGGATATTGTGGCGTTCATGATTAAGGCTCTTCACAGAGTTCCGAATCTTCGTATCGGTACTCCGGTGTTCTATATGAACCGGACCGTATTCGAGTATTTGGATATCATTCGTCGTGACACCGTGATTACGGGCGGTGGTATCACGTTTGATAATGTTGACGGGAAAATTCAGTTCTCGTTCCGGGGAGTCCCGATCCGAGTCTGTGATTCTCTCACTGAAACTGAATCCTTAGTCTAAGCTTGGGATTAACCATTAAACCAAAAGGAGATTTAACATGATTCTCGACGCGCTTAACTTGTTCTCGGACGCCCAGGCAGTTACGGCTGCTGCAGCGTCTACCAACTCGATTGACTTTGGTTCTGCCAGAGACATTGGTGTTGGGGAAAATCTGTACATCGCGATCACGGTCGACGTTGCTCTCACGGACGCTGGCTCTGACTCTGCGATTGCTGTCACTCTGGAAACAGATGACAACTCAGGGTTTGCTTCGGTTGCGAGCTATGCACTTTTGACCATCCCGGCTTTGGCTGCGGCTGGTTCTAAGTACTATGTCCGCATCAGCCCTGATCAGCTGAATGAGCGGTATGCTCAACTTCGGTACACTCCGTCCAATGGTAACTTGACGACTGGTAGCTTCACGGCTGCTATCGTTCATGATATCAATAAGACGAAGGATTACCCGAAGGGCTACACGATCAACTAAGCATTCCGTTGTCGGAGGAGCCTGTCGAGGGGGACGGGCTCCTCCTACATCTCTAAAATCCTAAAAGGAGAACACAATGAAAGTACGAGCGATCAAAGATGGTTACTACGGTCATAAACGTCGTCGCGTCGGTGCAGTGTTTATGCTTGCTCCAATTACTCGGATGCGAGAAGATAAGAAGACCGGAGCTATGAAGGAAGTCACAATCAGTCCTGAGCAACAATTCTCAACACGCTGGATGGAAAAGGTAGATGCTGGAGTTCCTGAGTATACACCTACGGCGAAAGATGAGAAGAAGAACAAAGGCCAATTAGCTGGTCAAGAATAACCATGGAGGATTTCTATGCCAACGCCTACTGAGGTTGCAAATTTAGCACTCTCCCATATCGGGGTTGGTAAAGAGATCGCCAATCTGGAAACCGAAGAATCTCAGGAAGCCAAAGCTTGTCGTCGGTATTTCCCAACAGCTTTGGAAATGACTCTTCGGGATTTCCCCTACCCTTTTGCAAGAGTCTTCGCTGCAGCTCAATTAGTGGAAGAGAATCCTACGGTAGAATGGGGATACTCTTATCGCTATCCTTCCACTTGCATGAAGCTTAAAAGAATCCTGAGTGGGTTGAGGAATGACAATCGTCAATCAAGAGTTCCTTATGTCATTGGGAAAGATGCTCAAGGTAAGCTGATCTACACAGATCAGCAGAATGCCCAGATTGAGTACATTGAGCTGGTAACCAATACGAGTCACTTCTCTCCTGATGCTGCTATGGCTTTATCCTTTCGCTTGGCAGCATACATTGCCCCGAGACTTACGGGAGGGGACCCATTCAAGATGGGCGATCGGGCTATTCGTTTTTATCTTACTGAAGTCAGTATGGCAAAGGCGAATGCTGTCAACGAACAACAGGATGAAGAACTTCCTGAGAGTGAGTTTATCAGATCAAGAGATGGAGACACATCACAGACGGGTAGAGGATTAGATGCTACCCAATTTCCTTGAGGTGAACAATGATTAAGAAATCTGGTAAGGGATACAAAGTGGTTTCACATAAGGGAAAGAACTTGGGAGGTCCTTACTCCTCTCATGCAGCAGCTGTAAAGAGACTTCAACAGGTTGAATACTTTAAACACAAGAAGAAATAATATGGCAGAGAATTCTAAAAACAGAGACAGGTTCTTTCAACCAAAGAAGGTGAAGGTTATCATCACCACTGTCTCTCATGACTTTGATAGTATCACGACCACTGGTCCTTCTGGGATTATAGATATCTCTGATAACCCGTTGTCCATCTGGTCTCTACAGGTCAAAGGTATTGCAGTCTCTGCTACTTCTTGGGAAGTGGTTCTGGAAGGTTCGGTGGATGGAACTAATTTCTCGAACATTCTAA